GGTGCTGTCAAAATTCCATACCGTGCAGAAGCAACTATTGGCGATTACAACAGAGCTACTGGTGGCTCATTAAATGCAGTAGAAACCAATTTCAAAACATTAACAATCGACAAAGATCGTTATGTCAACGAATTGATTGATGGCTATGAAGCCGCTGCGGTTCCAGACGGTGTTGTTGCTGAAAGAATCGACTCTGCTGGTTATGTTATCGGCAATGATGTTGATTTGACATTGGCTGGGTTATGTAAGACCGGCGGAACAGTTATTGATAACACAACAGCATTGACAGCCAATACAGTATATGACACTATCGTTGATGCAGTTCAGGCAATCAAATCCCTCAAAGTGAAACAAAATGAACTTTGGTTAGTTGTTGATAATATCACTTATGGCTTATTCTTGAAATCAGATGACTTCCAGAAAGCAACAACAGGCGATATCGCTCAATGGGGGAATGGTTTTGTTGGTAGAATCGCAGGTGTTCCAGTGTTTGAATCTTGCAATCTTCCGGCAGGGGCTGAGTTCATCTTAGGAAATCGTGTTTATTGCCATTTTGTCCAGGAATGGAAAGTACCTGTCGCTGTTGCTGAATTAAAAGATGGTGCGCACATTGGCGCATGCGCTGTTCAGGGTCGTCTTGTACACGGTGAAATGATTTCACAGGCAACAACTGTTTTGGTTAAAACAAAAGCATTAGGTTCATTAACCTTGTCTTCATCTGCTGGTTCAAAAACAGGTGATACAAAAATTACCATCACAGAATCAAAAGATAATGATTTTAACATTTATAAATACAAAGTTGCAGATTCCGCAACAACCGTCACAGTCGGTATGGATGTAACAGACTGGACTACATGGAATGGAACTGCTGATATCACTGCCGCAACAGGCAAACACTGTACAGTAGTTGAAGCATCCGCAGACGGTAAAGCACTCAAATCCGGTGATGCAACTGTTACAGCTAAATCCTGATAGGTGATTTATGGCGAATGATTTTGTAACAACAAACGAGATGATGTTACTATGGAGGACGATGTCTAACGACGAGATTAAGCGTGCAGAGGCATTGATTCCAGTAGTGTGCAACTGTCTGAGAGAGGAAGCAGTAAAAGTTGGCAAGAATCTTGACGACATGATTTCAAAAGATGCTTATCTCTCAGATGTTGCAAAATCAGTAACATGCGATGTTGTCGCAAGGACATTGATGACAAGCACAAACAAAGAGCCAATGAGTCAATTTTCAGAATCTGCATTAGGTTATACCGTTTCCGGGACTTTTTTATCTCCCGGAGGCGGGCTTTTTATTAAAAAGGCAGAATTGGCAAGGCTCGGGTTGAGGCGACAAAAGATTGGAGTGATTGATTTATGTCAATAATTAAAGGGATTGATGTAACACTCTATAACAAGGTGCAACAAACTGATCAGCAAGGTAATCCTGTATTTGATGCGTTTGGTATGCCTGTATATACTGAAACGCCTGTTACGGTTCGCAATGTGTTAGTCGGTCAGCCAACATCTGAAGATGTCGTCAATGAGATGTCTTTATACGGTAAGCGTTGTGCTTATGTCTTAGGAATCCCAAAAGGCGATACTCACGAATGGAGAGACAGAAAGATTTCTTTCAATGGTGAGAATTTCAAAACTTATGGATTGCCGATAAAAGGCATTGAATCAATGGTTCCTTTAGACTGGAATAAAAAAGTGATGGTTGAACGCTATGAGTAAATTTAAATTTGAATTGAACTATCAAGGTGTTAGGTCGCTTTTGCATTCTTCAGAAATGAGAGAAGTGCTAAAATCTTATGGAAACGCAATAGCGGATAAGGCAGGTGATGGGTATGAGATAAAAAACATGCCTACCCGTGCCATTGCCGTATCGACAGCCACAGCAAAAGCACGAAAAGACAATTTAAATAATAATACGCTGTTAAAAGCGATGGGGAGTAGCAAATGATTGAAGAAACGATATTAAGTTATCTCAAAACTCAATTAACGAATGTTCCAGTGTATATGGAAGTTCCTGCTAATCCGCCTGATGAATACTGTCTGATAGAAAAAACAGGCTCAAGCGTATCAGACCATATCAAGACAGCCACCATTGTTGTTCAATCGGTGGCTGTTTCTTTGTATGAGGCGGCAGCATTAAATGAGACGGTAAAAACTGCGATGGATGGTGCTATTTCGTTGTCATCCATTTGCAAAAGTAAATTAAATTCAGATTACAATTTCACAGACACAGAAAAGAAGAATTATCGTTATCAATGTGTCTATGATATTGTTCACTATTAAAGGAGATTAAAATGTCAAGTACAGCAAATGTTACAGTAGGGAAACCGAAAACTGCTGGGTCAGCCTACTATAAAACAGGTACAGTCACACCGCCAACTTCAACAACGGCATCGTTGACAGGTTATACGAATTGCGGTTATATCAGCGAAGATGGCTTAAAGAATGAAAGCAAAAGAGACACTACTGAAATCAAAGCATGGGGCGGAGATGTTGTAAAAAAACCAACAACTGGATTCACAGATACATTCAAATACAAATTGATTGAGGGTTTGAATACAGATGTTTTAAAAATTGTATATGGAAGCTCTAATGTTTCAACTGATGGGACAACGAATGAAACGACAGTGAATGTTAAATCGGCTGATTTAGAAATAGCTTGCTGGGTATTTGACATGATTGTCGGTGAAAACAAGACAAAGAGAATCGTTATTCCGAAAGGTCAAATTACAGAGGTTGCCGAAATCACCTATAAGGATTCGGATGTTGTCGGGTATGAAGTGACGATGACTGCGTATCCAGATACGAACGGAAGCACTCATTACGAATACATCAAATAGAGGTAGTTTATGTTAGAGGGTAAATTATCAAATGGTTTTGAATATAAAATTAGCGATGATGCTTTAAATGATTATGAAGTGTTAGAAGTCATTAGTGAATTAAAAGAAGATAATTCTCAATGCGTGAAATTAGCAAAACTGCTTTTAGGCAACAATCAACATGAAGCACTTAAAGAACATTGCAAAATTGATGGAAAAGTAAAAATGGATATGATGCTCAAAAGCATACATGAAATTTTAAATGCTAATCAGTCAACAAAAAACTAATTGCCCTCAGCGAAATGATTAATACAAATGAGGATGCTTTTATCTGCGATATGGCAGAGACTTATGGCATCCTCGATTATCGCAGTCAGCCATTAAAACTGATTGCGACATTAGCTTTCGGTCTGAGGGATGATTCACGAATAAAAATGGAAATTGCGGGACTTCCCGCAGAAAAACAAACGCTTCTACTCGCAGGAATTTCAGATAAGTTGACATGTGCTTATTGGACGGATAAAAACTCAGAACCAGACTTGATTCTGACTCGCTTATACGGATTAAACAAGAAAAGCAATGAATGCAAGGAAGAAATAACTGTATTTGATTCTCCAGAAGCGTTTGAAAAAAGAAGAAAAGAAATTTTAGAAAAGGCGGTGGATTAAATGCCAGGAACTACACTTGGAAATGCTTATGTTCAGATTATACCATCTGCCAAAGGAATTAAAGGCTCGATTGAGAGCGAATTGAGTGGTGAAGCGCAATCCGCAGGAACTTCAGTCGGTTCAAAGATTGCAACTTTCGCAAAAGGTGCCATAATTGCGGCAGGAATAGGAAAAGCGTTTTCTATTGCAATTAAAGAAGGCGCAGCACTTCAACAGTCATTAGGTGGAATCGAAACACTGTTTAAAGATTCTGCTGATACGATGAAAAGATATGCATCTGAGGCGTTTAAGTCGGCAGGACTTTCGGCAAATGAATACATGGAGACAGCCACGGGGTTTGCGGCATCTTTGGTTAGTTCATTGGGCAACGATACTGCTCAGGCGGCAGAAATAGCAAATATGGCTATTATCGATATGTCAGATAACGCTAATAAGATGGGTACTGATATGGCATCCATCCAAAACGCTTATCAGGGATTTGCTAAGCAGAATTACACCATGCTTGATAACCTTAAATTGGGATATGGTGGAACAAAAGAAGAAATGCAAAGGCTATTAGAGCATGCTCAAACATTGCCAGAAGCTATGGGAAGAGCATTTGATATCAATAACTTATCTGATGTTTATGAAGCTATTCATTTAGTTCAAGGCGAATTGGGTATAACAGGAACAACAGCAGATGAAGCGGCAACAACTGTATCTGGTTCTTTTAACACAATGAAGGCGTCGGCGCATGACTTCTTAGGGGCTTTAACTGGAGAAGGTGTCACATCGATGGAAGTTGCATCAGAAAACCTATCAAATTCAGTGGCAACATTTTTATCCAACTTAATACCGATGGTTGGCACGATACTGCTAAAACTGCCAGAAGCAATAGGCGGAGCATTAGCTGGAATTGGCACTAAGTTTATCGAAATGACTGAGGACCCGAACTTTCCAAAAGCTGGTGCTGAAATGATTAAAAAATTAGTTGTCGGAATTATTAAAGCGATTCCAAATGTGATTCTTGGCATTGCATCAATGGCTGGCGCAATCATCGCATCAGTAGCATTAATAGGCGGAGAGTTACTTCAACAAGGCTGGGACATAATATCTCAATTCGCTCAAGGGATTTGGAATGGAGCAAACGACAAAATCAAAGGCGTTATCGACAAAGTAAAAGGATTCTTTGACTTTGATATTAGATGGCCGAATATCCCATTGCCGCATTTCAGCGTGTCA